CCTTTGCTGCCTTTCTTTACTTGATACCCGTTAACTTTCCATTGTACGAATCCAGCCCATAAATTTAGATCGTAGCCACTGGATAGCGTGATGATAGCGTTCTTGCCCTGATAGTTTTCTTTCGTGAAATTGTTCATATGTTTATTTTTGTGCGTTTATTAATAATATGCACGCTTTACGATATAAATTTTTTATATCGTAGGGCTTGGATATTATCCTTTCGATAATAGAATAATCTTTTTTAATGTAACCATTGATGATATATTATCATTTTTGGTAAACTTGATCTTGCCTTCTTTTATCCTGTTAGTGTTAAACCCTGCTTTATCATCGGCTTGCATAACGTGTAAAAAATCAATAGCAACACTTTTTTTAGTATCATTTTCAACACGTATAGCGTACCAGTTGTTAGAATTGTTATATTCTAGGGTATAGGTTGTTTTGTCCATGGTTGCATTGTATAATGTATCTTTAATAGTCATATGTTTTGTTTTGTTACGATCAAAGCTTTATTGCCCTGATCTATAAATAGTATATCATAATATAGCACCAACACCAACACCAACAAGGTAAGTACAATATATATAGCACCACGTCAAGCCAGCCATTGACAAGCTCAAAAAACATAGTACCACTAAAACTTTACATAGTTATATAAGCAAGGCATAATAAATATATATTAAGACACGCATTAAAAAAAGGGCAAGGGGGATCCCCCCTTTCGGCATCGGCCCGCCTTATTATTTTTAAATCTACTTCCCTCTCCCTCTCTATAAGCAAGGCTAACTTACTAGACAACAAAAAATACTTATTTATGATTGGCTAAAATAACCCACCCCGGCCTGTTCTACTAAAAAAGTCTCTCAAAAAATTTTATTTTTTTTTCTGGTGTGCTATTCTATAAGGTATGAAACGACCTCAACATGGATCAACTCCAAAACAGTACGCATATGCCATGAGAAAATTAAATGGTGATGGAGAATCTAACAAAGAAATAGCAAGGCTCGTTGGATTCTCTCCGAGTGTGGCTAATAATACTAAAAATAAAATCGAGAAAACCGCTGGTTATCATAATGCTATGAAAGCGCTTGGTCTTAAAACTAATAACTTAATGTTGGCGCTTATGTCGGAATTCGAATCCAGAGGAGTATCTCATTTTGATACAAAAGAATTGTTTCAGGCTATTGATACTATTGGTAAGGCTTGGGATAGATTCTCAAAAGAACGAGAAGAACCAAAAAAGAAAAAGAAAGAAGACGACGGTAATCCTCTTTCAGGTCTTTTATATCGGGACCAACCAATAACTATTGATATAGAGGTAGAACCAGAACCAGAACCAGAGAAAGAAGTAGTTGACCTAGATTTTTAATATGCAAAAAATTAACCAACAAAAAAATCATAAGGAAGTAGTAGCGCAAGTCGTTGAAAATCCTGATATTATTTGGGACAAAGAATGGCGAATGAATAATCTGTATTGGATTATTACTAAGAAGGGGAACAAAGCGCCATTTAAAATGAACCGCGCTCAACGGGAGTTCTTTGATAAGTATCTCAACAATAAAGATCCAAAGAAAAACTTTCACAGGCACATTATATTAAAATCTCGACAGATTGGATTTACTACGTTTATAGATTTGTGGATTACTGACGAGATATTGTTTAACGAAAACCGAGAAGGGCTAATTATTGCGCACAAGGTTCAAGATGCTGCGGAAATCTTTGATCGTAAGATTGATTTTGCTATTCGAAACATGCCGGAGCATATAAAGGATGCAATTTTTAAGATGGAAAGGAACTCTGCAAAGAAAATAAAGATTGTACCAGCTGGAGAAAACGACAAGGAGTCATATTCAGCTATTCAAGTATCAACATCTGGACGTGGGGGAACATTTCACTATTTGCATGTGTCGGAATACGCAAAAATGTGCGTTGACTTTCCAAAAAGAGCCGATGAGGTAGAGAAAGGAGCGTTTCTTGCTGTACCGACGAGTGGATTTATCTTTATTGAGTCAACCGCGGAGGGAATGGCCGGAAGATTCTATGAAATCTTTCAAGCAGAGTGGGCGACAAGAGATAAAATATCTCCGACCAAATCAAAGGCTATATTTTTACCTCACTTCTATAATTGGCAGTACGATGATATGGAAATGGAAGAAATTGAGGAAGATATCCCTGTCTCAGAAATGGAACTAGGCGAGATTGACTTTGGCGAGTACCAAAAAGAGCATAATCTTTCTGATACAGAAATTACTTACTACTATATGAAGTACTTACAGCTTGGAGGTCGTAACGGAACTGATACTGTTAAAAAACTCAACCAAGAATATCCAACGACAGCCGAAGAAGCATTCCTATCGACAGGTCAAAGTTATTTTCCTACAAGTAAAGTATTTTCTATGCTACAAAAACCTATGGTCGGGACCAAGGGAGAAATGATTGCAGATAATGAAGGCAAACATTCTTTCCAAGAAGTTTCTACTGGCGCGCTTGAGATATTCGAAATGCCTATCAAAGGAATGAGCTATGTTATTGGTGGAGATACCGCGGAAGGTCTAGCGCATGGCGATTCGCAAGTACTCTACGTTATAAATAAAAAAACAAAGAATTGTGCGGCTATTTATAGTTCAAAAGTTCCACCAGATGAATTTATTGGAGAAGCCTATAATATTGGAAAATTTTTTAACTGGGCGCTGCTAGGAATTGAAGTAAACAAAGATGGGCTTTGGGTAAACGATGGTCTTGATAAATTAGGGTATATAAATTTATACTACCGAAAATCATTTGATGATATTACTAAAAAGATCACAAAGTTCTTTGGTTGGAAAACTACAAGCGCGACAAGGCCATTCTCATTGGCTGCGATTAAAGCAGTGTTCCTAAAGAAAAACGAAGGCTTTCCAAATGCTGTACTAAATGAAATGGTTACGTTTCTAAGAAACGAAAAAGGAAAACCAGAAGCGCTGGCAGGTAAAAACGATGATGTAATTATGGCAGGGGCGATTGGATATGCTATATTACAAGAGGAAGGCGAATGGAGTGAAACAGATAATCAACAAGCTGGAAGCTCTATAGCGAACTTAATGTTCAACCAATAATTTGACTAAATATTACTAATAACTGATAATAAGACTATGTCCGAATCCTACGACCAAGTAAAAGCAGATAAAATCGTAAAATCTGTAAAAGATAAAAAGAAACAAGATAGTGTTGAATTCATTTACACGAAGAAGAAACAAATGAAAGATTCTCAATATCGAAAAAGATTTGATAAACTAAATAAACAAATTAAAGAAAACCTTGTTAACACAGAGGTCTCTTATGGAGAAAAAAAACAAGAGGACAACGGTTGGGGATCAATGGTTGTTTATAACAAGATGGATAATGGTTCATATGATATGAACGTCTATCCTCAAAAAAATGGAAACAGCGCAAAAAGCCAATCAGGAGTTCCATCATCTGTGGAGCCTATTGCTTTTTCAAAAATATTAATTGCGACTTCAGTATTAGGAGGGAAAGTTCCTGATGCAAGAGTAGAATCTGACGACAAAGTATATTCAAAACTTATTTACGATTTATGGCGACGTGGTTGGTCAATGAACGGAGCAAATGGGAAAAATACTTTGTCTCTAGTTTATCAAACGTTATTTACTTGCGGTTGGGCTGCTTGGCGTGTATATCCAAAGCGAGTTGCAGTACAACGTAAAGGAGTTGAGAAAATTCTCTTTGATGACGTGTATCGAGAACCTATGGACCCTAGTAGAACATGGCTTGGTGTAGGATTTAATAATGCAGACCACTGGTCACAAAAAGAAGTGTATTATGAAAAAGATATTTTAACAGAAGAATTTTTTAAAAAATATCCTGAAGCAAATACTAAAGAAAACAAAGCAAAAATAGAATACTGTAATTCTTCAGAAGAAGCTAAAGACGAAAACCAAGATAAAGCAAAACTTAGTGTAACTATTGGGTACTACGAAGATGTTCTTTCTAATAGGTACGTTATTTGTTGTGGTAAACTTATTCTCTACGATGGCGAACTACCAAACGATGACAGTCATGGTTCAATCGTAGTTGTTCGATGTTTCGCAAAAGATCTTAATGACCCATACGGAGTGGGACTTTATGAATTGATGCGAGGTAACACAGCATTGTTTACATACATCAATTCTCTTAACGCGCTTCAGGTAGAAGCTGAAATTCACCCATTAATATTTGGAACGCAAGTACAAAATGGTTCAAATACATATGTACGTTCTCCTAATACTATTAATCCTAAGAGTAAAGGGACTGATATTGATGTCGTTCAGACAAAAGGAAATGTTCAGCAAGGAATTGCTTTTGGTCAGCAACAAAAAAATGCAATCGAGGAAAACACAGGTATCAACAACATTGTTGCTGGTACAGATACAGAAAGTACTCTTGGATCAACAGTAATTATGAAAGAGGCCGCATATAACCGGTTAACTCCACCAAGAAACTCAATGGTGGACGGATTACAGACGGATGCGCATATCTTTACAAGTTGGACTCAACAAACTCTTCCATTTGATAAAATTTTTATGCTTGACTCTAGTGAATCTCTTATCGAGTTCCAAAAACAAAATCCTGACTACTATGTAGAGTCAGAAGAAGTTATTGGAGAGGATGGTATTCCATCAGGAGGTATTGTAGCGGCTGCATCTAAAAACATGCGGATGAACTTTGACTTTACTCCAGAAGGAGACATTCAAGAAGACGTTCCTACTCGAACTATTTCAGCAAGGAAGTTATTTGAAGAAGTTGAAGCATACGGACACAAATCAGACTATTACGAATTTATAATTGATCCTGATTCAATGCTTCTGCCATCTATGGAGATTCAAAAGCAAACATATATGGCGCTGTTCCCTGCTATTACAAATCAGCTCAATATTATCTTTGCAGCAAGAAAAGAAGACCCTGCGCTTGCATCTGTTCAGCTTAAAACACTCGAACAACTTATGATTATTCAGAAACAAGATATTTTCGATTACATTCCTAAAAATATGTATGACGAGATTATTGCAGCTCAACCAGTAGAGCAACCTGCTCCACCGCCAGCTCCCGTAGAAACTCTTAAATATCAACATGCTCCGCCAGATGTACAAAGACAAATTGAAGAACAGGCTGGGCTTTCTCCATCTCAAATGGAGGGAGTTCCATCACAAACACCGGGAACTGTTGCTCCTAATAAGGAGAACACACCGGGAGTATCTAGTAACAAAGATTTAATTACACCAAAGGGAGACAATCAGGTTCCTCGTCCACAATCGCCAATGGGATCAGCAGTTGATGCCTCAATGGGCCGGGCAGCCAATGGCCAATCAGGATTCTTTCCCGGAAATTAATAACTAATATAAAAATATATGTCAAACACAGAAAATTTAGAATCAAGAAAAATAAGACTTGCTCAAAGTGAGCATGCAAGTGCTGTCATCGAGTTAATGAAAGATTGCGCTCAACAAGTTCCAATCCTTGCGGAAACGCAATGGGGAACATGTGTAAATGCAATAGTTCTTGACACTCAAAGTACGATGATACAAAACATGGTTAATTTATTAGAAAAAATTAAACGAGGAGAATTAAACAATAAATAATTATGAAAAAACCTAGTGAACTAAAAAAGAAAGATTATACGGTACAAATTAATTATTCTAAAAAATCAAAAAAAAATAAAACAATGAAATTTATTACTCCAAAGGGTGATACGTTTGAAATATCAGCAGAAGAAATGATGACGATGCTTGTTGGTCAAGTGAACGCCGAAGCATTAGAAGCATTATCTGTAGATACAGAAAAAATTGATGTTGTAGAGGTACAGAGACAAATAGTTGTTAATGTTACCCGAGACATAAAAAAAGGTGAAGAAGTAAGACTAGATTACTATCACCCTTACCCAGTTGAATTTGCTCTTATAGAAGAAGCAATGAAAATCGCAAAAATAAATAAAGACGTACCAGCATTTACACTTACACCCGAATATATTGAAAAGGTTCGTAAAAAAATTAAACCCGAACAAAAAAACTTCGTAAAAAAGTTTTACGCCTTTTTCAAAAATTTATTAAAATAAGACCCCTCCCTATCGTAGGTTACGATATGTATAAATATGGCAACAAAAGAAACAACCGCAAAAACAGTTACAGAAGAAACTAGAAAAGAAATTATCTTATATGACGTAGCAGGAAAACCTGTTAAAGAAAAAGATTACTTCTTTAAAGGAGAAGCTCCAAGTTACTTCACTCAAATTTCAGGAGTACCTGTTGATCGAGAAGACATGATTGCAGTGTTTAATAAAATTTTTAAACCTAAACATGGATTTCTATTTTACAAAGATAAAACCAAAGAAGTTTATCTTGTTATTGTTCCAATCAAGTACTCAACGCAAGTTGGAGACGATAATGATTCAGTAAAAGGAGAGTTCCAAAAGCACGCTATGTCCTTCATAAACGAAGGTAGCGTAAACCTTGATACCTTAAAAAGTAAACTTTTAAATATCTTTAATTCTGGAACTATTAAGATTGAAGATTAAAAAGCTTGCATAGATAGGTACTTTTATATTATAATTAATTAACATATAGTTCGGCCCACTCTCCGTTATGAGATGTACTATTATGAACAAACAACCCGAAGAAGTTAAAGAAGAAGTAGTTACTCCCGAAGAACCAGTTATCGAAAACGATGACGCTTTGGATCAGGAACTAGAAGACTCAATTAACAAACTCAAAGCCGGTAAAGAACTTGTAGAAAATCAAGTCAAACCTGAAGAGGTGGAGAATCCCGACGAAGCTCCTGTAAAAAATTCTGATGAAGCAACTATGGATTTCAAATTGCCCTTAAAGTCTAAATTCGAATCGGATGAAGTCTATGAAAAAAGGGTAGAATTGATGGAACACATCCAGAAGAAAAAAGTAGCTGTTACAGAAGAACAAAAACAAAACTTATCTGATAAAATACAAGGTACACGAAATGATATTCGAGAACTAAGTATTTCACAGAAAAAAGAAAGTATTAATAATCCTAAAGAGATTGTAGAAATTCCAGAAGATATAGATCCTCAAACTAAAGCAGATTTAGAAAGATTGAAAGAACTTGGGGGAGCGACAAAGGAAGACATTCAACAAATACTACAAGAGGAGCGTGATAAACAAAGTGTTAACAACACCCTTGAAGGATTTGTAGAACGACACCCTATGTTTAAAGATCAAGACACACGAGATGTATTTTTCGATTTTGTTGATAATAACTATAATTGGCAAAACAAGTCTGGGAAAGAGCTAATGACAGTTCTTGAACTAGCAAAAGAAAATATGTTTAAACCTGCTGAAGGTATTCAAGACCGAGTCTTGAAATCAGCAAATGTTGCAGAAAAAGTTAATACAATGCAGTTTCCCGGAGGAACGAATACTCAATCGAATATTCCCGATGGAGATGAAGCTGCTGTTGCAGAACTTATGGCAGCTGGTATGTCTGAAAAAAAAGCCCTAGAGCTTTTGGAAGATTAATTACAATCAAATAACAATGATATGTTTAAACAATCACAAATCAAAAACCCAACGCGGTCACTGAAAGAAGTTGTTAAAGCTGCTAACCGAGTTACAACAAAAGGAGAAGTTTTGATGTATACTTCAGGACTTGCAGTTCCCGGAACTTCATCTACTACTGTAGAAAACTTAATTGGTATTTGTAATGAATCTATTACAGCGGAACAAGCACTTACGCAAGTTCCAGTAATTGAAGTATTTCAAAATGACGTATGGTTGGCAGACTCAACCAACAACTCTAACGCAGCACACACAGGACAAAAAATGGTCCTTGGAGCTAACGGAGGAATCGTTAACAATACTGGTACAACAGCTTCAGCAGGAGTTGTTCAGCAAGTAGGAGTTTACGGAGCAGCGGCAGACAAGAAAATTCTTGTACGTTTCTTAACAGCTTAATAATCTAATCAAACAATAACTATGTCTACAATAAATGACTATGCTGTAATCGTGAACAACGTGGTGAAAAAGATTTCACCTAAAACAGCGCCATCAGTAAGATCAGAGTATCTTGACTACATGCACAAAGTTAGTGACTCACAACGTATTTACTCAAATACAGGAGTTACTGGACTTGGTATGGGAGAGATAATCAATGACGGAGGAGTCGGAACAGGAGATGCTCCAGTTCAAGGTTTCTCAAAAAACTACACGCAAATGCACTTTACGAAAAAAGTACGAATGACATTCCAGTCAAACTTCTTTCTTTTCGATGGATCATCTGCAAAAATTAAGGGAGATGTTAAAGCAAAAGTTCTTGATGGTAAAAACGCTATCGAACATGCTAAAAACTATCTTGCTCAAGCTTTACTAGCACAGGGATTCGGAACTTCATTTACGTTTGTTCCAATCAACACAGTAGGACGTAATACGCCAATCTCAACAATCGGAGCAGATGCTGTTCCTTACTGGGATGCAACTCACCCACTTGAAAATGGAGGAGCTGCATGGACTAACGTAATCGTTGATGGATCAACTTCATCACCTGAACTTACTTATTCAGCACTTCTAGCCGCACGAAGATTACACTCATTAAAGAAAGATGGACGAGGATTACCTCTTATGTCTACGCTTGATACAGTTGTAGTTCGAGCCGGATCATCAGCAGCACAGTTTGCAAAAACTATTAAAGCTACTATTGAAAAAGGAATTGCACCTGCGCAAGCAAACATCTTTAACAACGCTCCAGCTACAGACACATTCAAGGTGGTTGAACTATCACCATACCAAAACTTAGGTATGAATGGTCTTATGTGGGGAATGTTTGATTCAAAGATGGTAGGAGAAGATTACGGATTCTTATACGTTGAAGCACTTGCTACTCGAGCAGAGAAAGCAGTGGTTGACCTAATCGGAAACCAAGATCTTATTCTTAACTTCAACTCAATCGCAGTTCTAGGAGCTGGTGATTTACGAGGTTGGATGTGGAGTGCCGGAGACGGGAGTTCCGCAGGATAACCAGAAATGGTATTATCTATCTGTAGGCCACTTGATTAATTTCGAGTTGCTTATCAGGTAGATTATTAATAACAAATAACAATAATATTATGATTCAAAATGTAAACAGCAGAAAAGAAACAATTCCCGTAACAGCTCCAGCAGGTGACAATGTTATTGTTGCCGGTACAGAAGAAGCGTGGATCTATGTTCACGAAATTCAAGGAGACTTAGATGTTAACGGAACTTTATCTGTTTTATCAGGTTCAACTATTTTAGCTACATGGGACTTAGAGTCTGGTCAAGGTCTTACAACTTCTGACTTACCCGGAGATGACAACTCTCCACGATACAGAATGAAACCCGAAGAAGACTTTATTTTACGACTATCAGCAGGAGCAACGTTCCAAGGAGCAGTAGTTTACAGCATAAGAAAATAAATATATGCAAATCTCAACAGAACAACAAAATAAATTAGCTACTTGGGCTGAACAAAGAGATTTACTTTTACGCGAAATTTCTATTCTTGAAAATAAAAAAGAATCACTTGAAATAGCAAATATTTTAAGTGCTGACTCTTACACTGACAAGGAAACAAGAAAAACAATTTTAATTGGAGAGATTAAACAACTTGAAAAACAAGAAGAAAAACGAAAAAATTTAATTTCAATAGAATTAGATTCTTTAAACACACAGAAAAATGAACTTGAGAATAGTGTAGAAAAACAAACTCTATTGCTAGAATCATGTATCGCTAAAAAGGATTTAGTTTTTAAATTGACTCAAGAACTTACTTCAGTTAACGAACGTCTTGCTGGTAAAAATAAAGAGATAGAAGTTATTGTTGAAAAAGTAAAAGTGACAACAGATGCAAATCTTTCTGTTACTCAAAACATGTTTGATACTTTAGGTAAAAATTTAAAAAACTTGTTTAGTTCTCACAAGGAAGCTTCTGAATCAGCTAATGTTATTTTAGAAAAACTTCCTCGGTGGATATTTGAACTACAACGTCCAGTATCTCTAAAGAAAGAAAATATTATTAGAAAAGTAAAATCAAAAAAGTAATATGGGAAATCTAGCAACAGCAAAAGGATCACCGAATACAATAGATGATACAGGATCAGAAATAAACCTTGGAAATGTTGGAGGAAACTTTTGTAACATGGCAAGCGCTAACGCAACAGCTACCTACACTCTTACGGGGTCGGTAGATTTTGGTAATGCTATTATTCTTATAAATAGAGCAACAGCTCCAGTGGTTACAGGGGCTACAAGCATTTTAGGTTCAGCGTTTATCGCAAACACTAATATGTATTTACAAGTAGCAAATAACGGTACGCGTGTCGAGTACTGGTTAGAACAAATAGCAGCGTAATATGTTAGGTCTAATGGGAAAACTTTATGACCGAAGACGAATACTCATTAATTTAAATTCATTTAATGGTCTTTTGGATTTATTTCCAAACGCATCGGCTGGGTATTCTTTACGACAGCTAAGAGCAGGACACACGACAGGAGTAATTAGAGTAAGACGTTCAAGCGACAATGCAGAGCTAGATTTTAAAGAAAAAGACATTACAGATGGGACGCTAACAACATGGACTGGTTCTGGAGATGGTTTTGTAACAAAATGGTATGACCAAAGTTCTAATGGAAACGATGCAGTCCAAACGACAGCAAGTAGACAACCTACTATTGTAGATGCAGGAGT